TTGGTCAAGAATTGATTCTGTAAATTTTTCTACATCACCTTCACATTTCACGCCAAAATAACTTTTTTTACATTTATTTGATTTTAACATTTTTATTAAATTACCAATCATCGAACGGTTATCCTCTATAAATTCATATAAACTATTTGCTAATGTTTCTACATTGTCTGCAAATAATTGTTCTGTTATTTTGATAACTTCTCTTTTTTTAATTTCATTTGATTTAGAATAACTGGCGCCTTGTTGTGCTTCCAATGATATTTTACTTTTAATAAGTGCATTATCTACAGTAGAAAACATATTGGAAGCAGCTAAACCTGCTGTTTTTAATGTTTGCTTTGTAGTGTCACCTGTAACTTCTAAAGCAGCAACAGCTATTTTAGTACTTTGTTCTAATGTTGTTTTTGTTAATAACGCTCCTTGAGATAATCCAGATGTCCCTACAACAGTTGTGGCAGAAAGTCCTGCATCCACTAATTCAGATGTTGCTTTACCTGCTGAATTCGTTATATCTAACGCATTTTGTGATAATTTAAAAGCAGTATCTTGTGCTTTATCTGCCGTTTGTATTGTATTTTTTGTAACATTTAAACCTAAATTTATAGTACTTTTTCCAATTTCTTTTATCGTTTCTTTCATTGAAGGTTTTGATTGAGCCATATAATAACACAATATTTTTTCATATCATGTTTTGGCACCGGGTACTGCGAATAAAGCAGCTTGCCTTGGTGGAGTATTCGCTGTAAAATTGTAACATTTGTTTGAATTGTAGCATTTATTTACATTATTTTTTTCGAAAAATACGGGTTCAGGTGAATAATAAATAGTTGTTTTGAATGGTTTTACAAATGTCGCATTGTTCGTCCGAATCGTATCATAGTCTAATTTAATCATTCGTGTACTAGAGGATACTGCACCTTGAGTTGCAAATGGTTTGTTATTGGGTTTGTAAACGGTTGTAATATAGGATGGACTACCGCATTCAGGAAGTCCTTCTTGTGTTTCAAAATAGGTATTGGTAGGTGTAGGCTTTGGAGTACCTCTAAAATTGGATTTGGTAATATACGTGTTACCGCGGCTTCGTAGATAAGCATAATTATCTGAATAATATTTTGTGCTATTGGGTTGTATTGCCCGTTTTAACCTAGCATTTCCACTGAAACTCATTACATTTCCAACGTTGGATTCTCTGAAGCCGTTAGGTCCAATTGGACCTAGTGTATCCGTGCAACATGTAGTCGTTTCACCGAACGCATCTTTGGACAACATTTTAATAGGCAACCCTACTTCTTTATTGGAAGAACAAGTTTCATTACAAGGATGATTGGAATTGGTATAGGTTCTTATAGCAATTTGCATTCCTTGTTTTCTGTAAATTTTCATGGGACGATTTGGTGGATAATATGGAGTATTATAGGCTACATCTGAAACATTTTTTTGTAATTTGTAAGAATAAATTAATTGTTTGGTCGATGTAGGTACATTAAGGTAAACCATATATTTAGGTGTTAAAAAATATATATTAATACTATGTTGATTTTTATTTTAGGCATATTATTACTGTTACTCTTACTCAACTATGTACCCTCTTATCGTGAAGGTGCAACTACGGATACAGATGTAAATTGTATAAGTATTGCTAAAGAAAATCAAAATAGTATAGAGAGTTTACGTGTTGATATCAAAAAGATTTTAGATTTACAAACCAAAGTAGATTCTATTCAAACCCAACTAAATGCCAATACAGCACAATTAAGTTCATTAGCAGATATAGTGAATAAAATGCCTCAATAAATATATATACTATGTGTAATGTGGACAAATGTAGCCATACTTTTATTTGTTGTTATATTTTTTTTAGCGGTAGGACTTTTGAAACAAAAAGAAGGGTTTGGTAATCCAACTGTAGTGAGCCAAGAACATCAAGGAGATTTGGCAACAATTAAAAAACAATTAGCACAAATTAATGTAACTGATGAAAATTTAAATACAATTCAAGAGCAAATTATGAAATTATCCAATCAAACGACTACATTACAAGTTAATCTTCCAGTGCAATCGGACAAATATAATTAAGATTAAATAATATACTATATTATGTCAGATTCCAACACTTATCCTTACTCTAAATATATTTTGAATCCAGGAATGTTAGGTGCATCTCCTAGCGCTGGTATAGGTCCACTTAAAAATGATGTAAAAGCTCTTATTTCTTATGTACAAGTGTTAGTAAGTGGACAGTCAAATGCACAAGCGGTTAGTCCTTTAGGAAACAGATATTTTATGGACACGGGTGGAAAATGCAACGATGCTACAGGTGCACAACAAACACGTTATGTATATATTAATAATGTACCCGACGGAAATATTCCGTTTATATCTTCTGCCATGGGTGAAAATATGACATCATTCGAAGGGCTTGTTCCGGGCGTGTTAGGTAATATTGCCTATATCAATCCGTCTAAATTATTTTCAGCTTTTGATAAAGAAACTCCTTGTCAAAAAATAAAAATGCCCATACGCGATATCAACAATGCTGAAACGGTAGAGGAACAATATGTATGTGAAGCAGATATCAAAGATTATAATCCATGTTGGTTTTATAATCGTTACAATCCAGTGACTGGACAACCATGCAGAGAAGGTATGACGTTAGGCAAAATACATTCCGATAAAGTAGTAAAAATATACGCAGCTAGTATTTATCTGTTAGGCGCTTATATATTGTTTCGAATGGTTCAAAAGTAACGTCTGCGTGTTCTTCTTTTCATTTTTTTCTTTTTTTTTGACCCTCCTGCACGTCTTAATTCTGGAGGTGGAGGAGCAGGACCAAAATCATCCCATCGCCCTTGTTCTATTCCATTCTGGTAGAATTGTTGCAAATTTTCTATAATAGGGTTGAACGCATCATTGTCGAAACGCAATGCATCCATTTGTCGTATTGCTTCTGCCAAAAGTGCTCGATAGGTTGGTAAAGTAACGTTACGAACAATCGGATTCGGATTAGCAATCATATTCATACGGTCGGCTACATCATTTTGTATGTTAACATTTTCTCCGGCTGCTGCAATAGTATAAAATTTGGTAACAAATAGATTAGCTAAATTCTCAGTAGATGTGTCAAAACCTTCCATAATATATTATAATATATTATGTCAGAATATAATACACCAAGAAGAATGGCTAATACACCATTACATTCTATTTTTGAACCTTTAGAACCATACACAGAAGATATAGTTGGTAAAGTAATTCATTTGCGTCCAATTGAAATATCTCCCTATGATAAATATGTTGTTTTGTTGATACCTCAATCTGTACTTGGTGTTCCAGCTCATCATTTTGTTCTTGTCCTAACTATACCCACCGAAAGAGAAGATAAAATATATTCAATGGGATTTTACGGTCATCCGGAAAAAGAATTGATTACACTAGCATCACCGGATAGAAATATAACAAATAACGAAGACTTATACTATGCAGCAAGGTATTATATGAACATTTCAAATACGTTTAAAATATTAGGTTCTAAAAAAGCAAAAAAATTCAACACATTAATTTCTCATTATACACATGGTGAATATATAGATTCTATTGTAAAATCTGGTAATAAAGATAATGGTTTATTATCGAATAATTGTATTACTGGATTTATAGATATTTTTAGAGAAGATATTCCAATGGATAAACTAAGTATGATAGAACAAACATTTATTTTTAGAGCAGAAACCAATAAAACATGGCGGTACAAGAAAAAGAAAAACTATAAACAAAAAATAATAAACAATATATATGACAGTTATTAATGGAATTGAAATTGATTGCATTGATTATAAAGTCAATGATATCAAATATGCGATTCAAAACAACGACCCAATTGAAAATAAATTACATGTGTTGGTTGTTATTTCGAACCCTTGTTTATATGCAATTCGTTATAAATTATTCAACGAATTTATACGCCGGTTACAAGACGACGAACACATTCAACTCTATGTAGTCGAAATGATTTACAAACACCAGCAATTTATCGTTACCAGTTCGTCCAATCCGTACCATTTGCAACTTAAGACGAAACACCCCATATGGCATAAAGAAAATATGATTCAATTGGGTATTCGGTATTTATTGCCTGCTAATTGGAAAGCGGTTGCCTGGATTGATGCCGACGTAGAATTTGAGAATACGACATGGGCGTTGGATACGTTGAAAATATTAAACGGGTCAAAAGACATTGTTCAATTATTTAGCCACTGTGTAGACATGGCCAAAGATGAATCTACCTTGAACATTTTCAACAGTTTTGGATACAGTTTTTCTAAAAACAAAGCATATACCATTAAAGGGTTGGATTATTGGCATCCAGGGTACGCATGGGCGATGACACGTAAAGCGTATGACAAAGTAGGTATTTATGATAAAGGTGTGTTAGGGTCAGGAGACAGTATTATTGCGTTGTCATTAATTAATAAAGTGCACATTAATTTGAATTATCAATACCATCCTGATTACAAACAAAGTATCTTGGACTACCAAGAAAAAGCTAAATCATTGCGATTAGGGTATGTACCTGGAGTGATACGCCATTATTACCACGGTACGAAAGCAAACCGAAAATATGTAGAACGGTGGAAAATATTGATAGACCATCAGTATTCGCCGTTTCAACATGTTACGTATGATGACGTAGGTATTTTGGTGCCAACCAAATCTTTTTCTAAACAGTTTAAAAAGGATATTTTGAAATATTTCAAAGAACGTAAAGAAGACGAATAAAATAGTAGTATATAGTATGGCTGCACTTTTAGTACCTAACTATTATACGAAATTAAATGAATTATGGGGTGAAGTTAAACCTAAACAGTTGAAACGATATGAAGGTACTGATTTAGTATTAACGGATACCTATGATATTGCATTGCCTAATGTATCGTTAGACCCAAGATTGCATGATGCAATGTTAACCGCCTATTCTTTACATATTATACCTGCATTTGAAGTGGCTAAACGTAAATTTGAATATAAAAAAATACAAATTATGTTGGCATGGAAACTGACAGAATTACGTGATGGACCTGAACCAAAACTAGTCTACACGAATAAAAAAGTTGAACTTACCAATGAACAAGAAATAAGAGATTATATTTCAGACAAAGAACCACAAGAAACCCGAGAGCAATTAAGATTAGAATTATTTGAACTTCAGGATGAAATTGTAATTTTAAATAGTAGTCTAGAAACCTATGATGCTATCCTATATTTAGATTTACATGGTTTATTGATAGAGGAAAGTGTAGATGCACCAACTATTGATTTTGGATTCAAGATGAGTAAAACAGGAAATTGTATACCAGGTGTATATCCTATATGTAGTGTTCCCGAATCTTCCGATGCAGATGTTACATTTATTACCGCTACTAAACCTGGTGTAAACAATATTGAAGAAGTCTCTATTTTTTTTAGACAATTTGAAACGTTATTGAATAGACAATTAGAAGATACACACAGTATAGATATACTTAAATTACAAAAAGATATCCGACAATTAAAAAAACAATTCATAGAAAAGATAAACAGAACAAAAACTCCTGAAGAAAAATTAGAAATATTTCATGGATTTTGGGATAAATTTGAAAAAGATAAAGGATGGGGAATTACTAAAAATAAATGGTTAAATAAATTGTTAGTACCAGACAAACGGTTTGGAATTCCTGTTCGAGTTTTATACGATGAACCTAGTATACATGGACCATTGGATAAAGAACATTTATTTGACCGAATACTTGAAAAAAATGGTAGAAATACGCATGCATTAAGAGCGGATAAAGAACGTTCTATTACAACGAATGAGTTAGTTCAATATTTAATAGACGCTGGACGTAAAAATATTTTAATCATAGATACATCTTGTTTTGAAGAAATTTTGTACGAAGACATTAGAAGTCATCGAAGACTTGTACGCGAAGCAGTAAAACATGGTGTAGCAAGTTTAGAAGGTGGAAAACGAACTAAAAAGAGAAAAAAAAGAAACAGAAAAACAAGAATTATTTAACATGACGTTTCGTTTTTCTTTTTTTTCTTTTTCCTCCTCTTATTCCAAGATGTTTTTTAATTTCGTTCAATAATTGTTCTTTTGTAATTGGAATACCTCTATTATCATATAATACGCATAATTCTTTACAAAACGTTTTGCAAACTTGGTCTGTATTCTCTCCGGTTATCGTATAACCCAAATTTTCGAATGTACTTATTGTATTTGTCCCCATACAAGGTTCAATTGGTTCTTCTTTTGTATCTACAAATTGTTCCGATGTAATATCGATATAATAGTTTTCTACTTTATCCAATACAAATACATGATTTTTATCATTTACAGTACTACATATTAATTCAACTTGGGTTGGGTCATATTTTTTGTATACTATTAATAATTCTCTCAATAACCATGATGCACAATCACACATTGCTTCTATTTGATAGTTAGATAATACGGTATATATAGCATTTACAATATCAGAATGTTTATAATCACTACAATATTTTTTAGATTGTACTGATTGTGTATTTCCCATATGCTATATTATATACATTTTATTTTATAAACAAAACGAAGATAAATGGATTTAAATATAATGTTAGGTATTCATATAAATGAACAATACTCTTGTATTAAGTACATTTATTAAACAATTAGACGAATGGTTAGACGATATTACGAGATGTTATCAACCGAATGATGCAAGATTTATCAAGTGTAAGTTGTACTTTGAAACTATCAAACAAGGCAATCCAAAGTTACTCATTACGTTGTGGAAATCTAAAATTACCATTCCTTATAAAGAACAAATTCTATCAGGAAATATTGATTATTTTTTGAATAAGGATTACAAAGAAGACATTTCCACCAATTACAATGATACCATTGACAATGCTATACAAGATTTGCGAAAGGTCATTAAAACCATGAATGAAGAAAATATTCAAATGTCTGTCAAATATATTCAAAATTTGTGTAAATTGAGTGAATTATATAATTAGCTACTTTAATTTAAAATGATTCTATATACAAATAGCATGATTCCACCTAATTTCTACAAAGTAGTCAAGGATTTTATCCAAGATATTGTCACTACTTTTCCTGAATTGGTGTTGACACCTGACCTTCAAGCCATTCGCGAGTCGGATTTTGAACCTCGTTCGGATGAATTGAACCAAAGTTATACGGTTGTGTATGAACATGTAATGCGCGAATTTCCGTTGCGTTTTTTCGACATTTTGTACGAAAAGACTGATTTGTTTCAAGAAACACGTACCCTTCTCCCCGGTATTGATTTTAAGCTGTTGTGGAACGAAAACATTACAGAAAAAACAAAAAGTGTCATTTGGAAATATTTAAAACTCATTTTGTTGATGATTTTAGGAGGTGAAGGAGAACATTCCAAGTTGTTTGAAAATATCAATATGGATGAAATGAAAGAGAAATTAAACGAGACCATGAATGATATTCATTCTTTTTTCGACAAGGATAGTATTCCTAACCCGGAAGACATGAAAGACCATTTGAACGGTCTCATGTCGGGAAAGATTGGTTCTTTAGCAAAAGAGATTGCCGAAGAATCGATTGGAAATTTGAACGACCCCAAAACGGCAGATGATGCCTTTAAAAATATGTTTTCCAACCCTACCCAAATGGTAGGACTTATGCATAACATTGGTGATAAAATAGATAAAAAAATTAAATCAGGGGATTTGAAAGAAAGCGAATTGATGGAAGAGGCAATGGACATGTTGGGTAAAATGAAAGACATGCCTGGTATGAAACATTTTGAGCAAATGTTCAATAAATTTGGTGGAAAAATGGATTTTAATGCAATGGCATCCCAATTGAACAGCAAAATGAGCCAATCTAAAACAAAGGAGAGATTGCAGGCAAAATTGAAGAAGAAACAAGAACAAGCTGTACCTGTTCCTGAAATCAAGAAAAAGAAAAAGAAAAAAAATAAGAAGAATATACATGACCCAGTTTTGGATAAACGACCCAACGATACTTCTGAATAAAAATAATTTAGTGTTTTGGCCAACAGAATCTATGTCGATGAATGATAAATTAAATGCTATTACTCGTTTAGTCATTTTATTGTGTGTCACTGGATTTATAGCAACGCAAAATATAAATTTTATTTGGATAAGTTTTCTTACGTTACTATGTGTTATTGCCTATTATAAATTACACAGTCAACCCAAAGAAAATTTCGAGAAACAAGATTTTACAAAACATACGACACCAACCGATAAAAATCCGTTAATGAACGTTCTGTTACCAGAAATCAATGGTAATCCAAATCGAAAATCTGCTTTGAAATCTTATTTACCTGAAACTGAAAAAATAATCAACAATAGAGTAAAACAACAAGTTTCAAAACACATTGACCCACGCATTTTTCAAGGGTTAAATGATGAATTAGATTTGGAATATTCCATGCGAAATTTTTATACAACAGCAAGTACTACAATTCCAAACGACCAAGAAGGGTTTAGTCAATTTTTGTACGGCGACATGATTTCTTCCAAAGATGGCAATCCTATTGCATTAGGACGGCAAATTCCTAGATTAGGGTCAGTGACAAATTAAATATGGTAAGTTTTTCAACCGATGAAACCAATATAGTGGGTACTAACTGGTGTTGCTATAATGACAGAACAAGAAGATATTAGAGAGAAAAAAATGTGTGTATTCTCGCATGATAAACCTTACCAAACAAATAAACAAATATTACCTATACCTGACCCAAGTGAACCTTCTAAAGAAGAGTTGGAATCTATACAAAAAAACGAGTGAAACAGAAGTTAAAAAGGTGGAAAACCGAAATCAAGGAAAAAATTATATTTATAAGTTATATGGAGTTTTTGAAATCAACACGTATCGGCGAAGATGAAGGAGGTTTAACTCAAGATAACCTATTCAATAAAACGTATCGTGATTACATGCTTGAAAATTACTATGTTACTGACTGTAACATGCGGCAACCCATTGAATTTGCAACTAGTCAAATCAACGTCAATTATTGCGCAGCTGGTGGAGCTGGAAACCAATGTGATTTAGGCGGTTGTAATATTGACCAAAATTCAGAATTATTGTTAGGGTCTATTCAAACACACCCTAAATGTCGCATATCTCTTTTTCAGCGTACTTTTTTGACTGTTCCTTATTTAGGAAAAGGTCCTTTTAATCCAGATTTAGAATCTAAATTACAGCAAACGGATACATTTTCCAATAACAAAAAAAGTGTAAATACCACGTCTGAAATAAGTTATATACCTCTTAGCAATTACCCATTAC